CTAAAGTGCTAGCAAAGGAGTTTGCTAAATCTACATCTGCTTGAGTAGCTGCCATACCAGCATTAACAGCATTTTGTTGAGCGTTTTGCATCATACCCGCTGCATAACCCATATCCGCGATTGATCTATTTTCTAAAGTTTCCATTTCAAATTGAGCGCCTTGACCTTTTAATTGCTGAACCGTTTGCTCTCCTTGAGCTTTAGCTTGATCAGTTCTTAATTGTCCTTCTGCCTTCATTTGAGCAACATCCATAGCACCTTTCGCTTTTAATTTCTGATTAGCGGATTCTTGTTGTTGTATATCCGCTGCGATACCTTTTTTACTTTGTAAAGCTGCTTGAGCTAAAGCCGTAGCACCACCTGAACCCATACCGGTAGCCATCATAGTGTCTAAAGTATTAGCTAAAGCTATATCCGCTTGTTCTGCTTGAAACTCAGCAGCTCCAGTAGAAACACTTAAATTAGCATACTCGTTAGTCATGTTAGCATATGGATTAGATAAATTTGCAAAAGCATTAGTCATGTTAGCATATGGATTTGTTATATCAGGTCTATTTTCTTTAGCTTCGTTCAACATGCCTTCATACTTACTAGATTGACTATTCCAATAATCTTCTTGTTCTTCCATTGCATTTTTAGCTGCTCTATTTCCTATAGCACCTCCTATCATACCTACGCCCGATATTATCAAGCCTGCTGTTACTGCTCCCATAATTTTTATTTTAAAACTTTTACTAATTCATAAGATGGTTTCGTGTCTTGACTCCAACCTAAATCTTTATGTTTGTTTATTAAATGTTGATTTCTAGTTATAGTCACAGCGTAAGTATAACCTAAATCCTTTATAATTTTTTCACATGCTGTTATAAGAATATATATCGCGTCTTTTCTGTCACTCTCTCTATATTCTGGATTAGATATAACCCATTCTAATAAAACCATCTTAGAGTTTGTAGTATAAAGAAACCCAGCAACTATAGGTATACCTTGCTTTTCTACTATAACACCGCCAGTTCCATTATTAGGAAGTAAATCTCTTGGTGGAGCTTCCCAATCTGGCCAGAAATCCCACCATTCTTTCAACGTATTATAATCTTCTTCTTTTAATCTTCTTGTATTCAATTCAATTTAATTTAATTTAAAATCCTGACTTAACAAAGGTAGTGCTAACCGCAAATAATTCTTTTGCACCGTCCTTATCTGTTATTTCATCCGTAGTCATTGTTGCTGTCACGTAATTAGCTTTTATACCTGAAGAAACAGGTCCACCGTTTTCCATGAATAAAACCTCACCAGCTGTTGTGGTGTTATTATTATTTATGTAAGCTACATATAAGTTTTCTTTTTGTACGAAACCTGAATACTTAAAAGGTGGTATTAAAGCAAGCGCTCCACTATTGTATGGAGGATAATCCTCGTATCTACCTTCATATAAACTTCTTATAACATTAGAGCTATCAGCATATTTAATCCAGTTAGCTACTCCAAAGTTAGGTATAAAATTACCATATTGATTATCAGTATATGGACTTATTATAGGTTCTAAATCATCACTTTTCAATATACTCATTTTCCAACCATTACTTCCTTCGTATGATATAGTTTGGAAATTTTTACTTAAATCTGGTTGAGGATTAAAAACAAAAGTTACTTGAGGTTGTGTAGATACTCCATAAAAAGTATTTCTATTATTAGCAGAACCTTGGTAATTATGAATATATAAACCACTTGATATTATAGAATAAAAACTATTTTTTAAACTACTTATAAAATTAGGTTTATAAGTTAAAAAACTAGTCCAACCTAAAACACTTTCATCAAAAGCTAAAGTATCGTAAGTTGATAATGATTGATCATAAATATGAGGATTTTGTTGAAGTGAAAGATGATACTGTTTTGTATGTATATCAAACCCTCCAATTATAAATCCTTTTGTAAAACTGTTAAATCTAACATTGTCACCTACACTAACGGTTATAGGATCATTTAAATGTATTTCTACAGAAGTACTAGTTAAAGATATTAGCTTTGTAATATAATTACTAGAAACTGGCCATGATCCGTTGGAGTCTTGTATTTCAAAAACTGAACCTATAAATAGAGGTATGTTTCTATTGTAATTGTCAAGAATAATAGTATTAGAGGCAGTAAGATCACTTTGAGTAGAAAAAACAAAACCTTGTTTAGTATAATCATCTTGTATCAATGATAAATTATCTCTAAAATAATCAATCATACCGTAATTAGATATTTCAGTTAAACCATCTCTAGACAGTCTCATTACAGAAGATCTGTATTTGTCTACAAAATATTTCCTAAATCCAAAAACAGCAAAAGATTCTGGATTCCTACTAATACCATAATCACCTGTATAAGGAATTATTTGCCCTATAACTAAGTTACTAGTAGTTATAGATCCTCCACCTTCAGCAGAATATATAGCATCTTTATCTATTAAAGCTCTACTTACTTTGTTCTCTTGAAATATAATTAAGTTAGTATCTTCTGTATATATTCTTTGTATACTACCATTGTTTATATCAGCAGCTTTAGTTATAGCATCAGCTACTGAAAAAACATTTGTTCTATTAATTCCAGTGCTAGAATTAAATAGTCCTGAATATATTAAAGCATTTATCCTATGTTTTTGTTGAGGTTCTTTTTCATTTATATAAGCTTTAACTCCAAGATCTGTTTGTACATTATTGAAACCAGCTCTTATTCTACTTTCTTCAACAAATATATTACCATTTCTAACTAGCAATCCATTAGGATTTGTAGATTTATTAGCGTCTCCATACCATGCAGGTCCTGGCCATGTAATATTTGGATCTACATTACTAACATACGCTTGGTTATTAAACATAGGATTTTCTATGCTATTATTACAAGTGTCTATAACTTGAGGTCCAGTTTGTATTCTTTTTAACCAATAAGAGTTAAAGTAATCTATTTCTACTATTGCTGCCATATTATTATTTTAAGTACCTTGAGTTATTGACAATGGAAATAAAGCGCTATCTACTACACCAGCATAAAACGGTGCTTGGTTAAGACTTCCCCCATAGCCACTAGGTGCGCCTGAGCCATCAAATATTCCACCTGACATTTTTTGTATACCTAAAAACAAAACTATACACCTAGGTAAAGAACCGCTGGTGGAGTTGTCTTGACATGTAACTTCTACTCTCCATCTATCAGCAGTACCACCACCAGTGCCTGTATAAGTTGTTCTTTCAACCCACCCTATAGTTATCTCATTAATCCAGTTAGGTCCACCAGTATACGTCCAAGCATATTTAAACTTGTATGAAATATCACCCGCATTTAAAGAGGAGAAAAAAGTTGGTTCTCCATTTAGATTTTGATTAGATAAACTTATAGCACTCCCACCAGAAACCCCAGTTGGTGGAGCACCGATCCAAGCTTGCATTCCTACAACACTACCAGTCTTACAACCCAATTGAGCAGATGTTCCAGCGTCTTCGTAATAAGCACCTACTATAACCGGTACTTGAGAAAATGAACTTTTTTGATTAGTTACACCTGTGTTTAACAAACTAGTTGGTGTTTTAGCTGTAAAACTATTTCCACCGTTATTTGTTTGAATCATAAATTCACAACATCCATATCCACTTTGAGCCATATTTTTATATTTTAATTTTAATTTTAAGTTACTGGGTTACAAGCGGTACAATTAACTGTACAAGGGCAACAACCGCAGCTAGAACTAGTATTTGCGCCAGGTACTAAACACATCGCTGATCCATAACTAGTTTGACCATTTACTTGAGGATTATAAGGACCTTTTTTGCCAGTTAGATTAGTTGCTGGAGGAACTGGAATCGGAGCAAAATTAAATCCATTACCATTGCTATTACTCCATGTATTAGGTATAGTAAGAACAGTACCACCTTGACTAACCGCTGGATTTGGATCTGGTTGAAAAACATTCCAAAGAGCGGTATTAGCAGACACACCCATTGCTTGATTAGAACTAGCACCACACGCTATAAATCTTGTTTCTAAAGGAGGAGCTGTAACTGGGGAAGGAGTAGTATCAATAAAACTAACTTTAATTCTACTTTCGTTTGTTTGTACTGAAAAATCCGTGACAGTTAGACTATTAGAGTTTTGGGTTAAAGAATTATAATTACCAGTAACAGCATCGAAACCTGTTATGTTTAAATATACTACATCTGATGTAGTGTAAGTTATAACTGAAGGATCGAACTTTAATAACCAAAAATTAGGATAAGGATCTAATCCTCCACTACAACTAGCAAAACAACCTGGATTATATTCCCAAGAAAATCCTGCAGTAGAGTTACCACTGTTAAACAACGTACCATCTGCTTTTTCTACCCTCATAGTTAAACCAACATCTCTCCATTTAGTATAGCTAGGTGTATATCCTGCAGGGTCAAAAAATTCAGCTGAACCGTTATCAAGGTAAACTTTATACGGATTACCTGGTAAATATCCAGAATTAGTAAATGTATATAAATCTATAGTTAAATCTGAAAATAAGTTATTAGAAGGAGTAGGAACATATGGAGGTTGAGGTTTAGCAACACCATAGTCAACATATAGATTAGGAGAAGAATTTAATATACTTAAATTTGTTCCACTACTAGACCAATCAGTTTGACTACCTGATATAGTAGTAGCTCTAAAAGTAAACACCCTGTTATTTCTATCTTGATCATGTAGAAATACACATCTTTCTTTTGCTTTAACTGAGTATACACCACCACTATTGACACCCATTTCGTATTCAGATGTTAATACATTTGGTTGTCCGCTAACTGTATCTGTAACTGATAATAAAGCTACAGAAACTAAAGTTGTTAAAACATTTCCAGCAGAATCTTTGAATGAAACTTCAAAAACATCTGATGGTGTAGTTTTATAATCGGTTGCTTCATCTTGAGAAAATACTCCAAAAGAAGCTTCAACAGGATCGTCTGAAACTAATATTCTTTCATTTAATTCAGATATTAAACCACTAGAAGAAGTTTCCCAAAATATATCTAAATTAGATACAACAGGTTCTGTTTCAAAAACAGCAGAGTATTGTTTAGAATTTTTATTACTACCTATTCTAAAAGTATTACTCATTATAGCAACCACAGGGTTTTTGCTTTCTTCATAAAGATTACTAGCAAACTCTTCACTAACTATATCGTTCCAGTTACCTAACACAGAAACATTTTCTTTTTTAATTCCAGGATCTACTTGTGACACATAGTTGTAAACGCAATTGCCTGAATTAGAAGAAAAACTCAATTGATTAGTATCAAATCTAGCTACTCTAGGTATAATACCTAAATCAGAAGATCCATACATGCTTTGAGTAGGTCTAACATCTATAAGTTCTGGTGGTATTTTATTTATATTATCACCTAAAAGAGTTGTGGTCATACTATCACCTAACCAAGTTCCATCAAAAGATCCAGGTCTAGTAAAAGTTATCGTAAAATTTTGGTAGCAGACCTCAGTCGAACCTGGATTACAGCAGTTGTTAGGTAATCCTACTGTCCCACCACCTAATACACCATTGTAAAGGGAATTTGGGTTACCGTTAGGAAAAAAGTTAGGCACAGGAGGACTAAATCTTATATGATTTTCATCTACTATTTCTGTTATTACAAAAGTAGGACCATTTTGATCGTTAAAGCAATTAGCTCCAGCACCTTTCATATTAAATATCATGCCAACTTCAAGTAACAACGTGCTCTCTAAACCTGTAATATTAAAACCACCACTCGTAACTGTTTCAACTAAAGATCCATCTCCAAGTCCATTCCAGTTTACTTGTACAGAACCTGGAGAAGGTTGACCTAACATTAGTGAAGGAACAAAGACGTTGTAATAATCTTGCTCTTTTTGTTTTACAACAATTTTATAAGTATAAAAACCTAAGGGATTATAACTAGAACTAGAAGGATCACCATTGTATAAACCTGGATAACCTTCTACACTTGGCAAGCTAGAAGGTATAGCAGAATTAAAGAGAAGCTTTAAACTATCTCCAGTCCATTCTAAAGGATCAAAACTGTTAGACTTATATTTATGATATATTGTAGAATCTCCAAAGTCTAAAGTGGTTCCATCGCCTAATGGTATTTGTCTTAATTCTTCTTTAGGTGGGGATAGTATTACATCTGTTTGTCTACCATACCTATCTGATAAAACTACTCCTACTTGATATGTTCTACCTTGTTTTACAGTATGATTTGGATATCTTAATTTAGCCTTTGAAGATCCGGAAACGTTTAATCTAGACTTTTCAGAAACTGACGTTTCGTAGTCTAAAGTTGCTGGAGATCCATGTTTGTCTACAAAATTACCATATATAACTCTATTTCCAGAAATAGCTTGACTTAAAGCTCTTATAGGTGCTTTATCAGAAGTTCTTGTTATTTCCGAAGAAGGCAGGGTTTTAAAAGGTTTAGCAGATTGATATTTATAAGTAAGTATATTTGTTGAATTATTAGATACTTTAGTATTGTTAGAAGTGGTATCTATAGTATCAATAAGTTTTAAAGCCAACCCATCAGATTCCTTATATAATATGTCTATTTCTACTACCTTAAGCTTACTGTTTAGTTCGTTTACTTTATACTCTGTTGGAATGTCTAATTTAAAATCAGTACATTTATTTTCCATAAAGTCAACTATAGTATTTTCACCTGCTAGTTTTAATTGATTTCTAGTGGTAGTATCTAAACCCTTGTTATATCTAGGAGTATTGTTTATAAAGTAACCATCTTGTTCTGGTATAAATAATGGCTGTGTAAATGGAGATATTAAAGAATATTCTCCATCATCAAATTTAAATCTATAAGCAAATCTAACAAATTTATCTTTTAAATTCTCACTATCTCCAGCCCATTTAGGATCATAATGTGGATTAGGAAATGATAAATCAAAATAATGGCTTCCAAAACTAAAAGATATATCATCACTAAGACCTAAGTTCCAAGGTATTGCAGAAGCAGATTGATCAAATAATTCTGGTAATCCAAAAGATGATTGAAACTTTTCTTGAGCATCTGTTATAGTACTATTTATTAAAAAACATGGAGTTGTATCCCTACCTTCTAAAGTATTACTAGTTATTTTAGTTGGTATCCACTCACCATTAGCTTTCAACCCTGTAGTTGTTTCAAAATAACTTAATTGTGTAGATTTAGGACTACTAGTGCTTATAACGTTACCAAATAAAGCTAAAGGTAAACCATACTTAGCAGCTCTTTCATCAGTTTGGACGTTATCGTTATCTCCTATTACGCCACTTCCAGCATCTATGTTAGTTCCACCGTTTAAGTATGACAATGAAAAAGACTTTGTAGTGGTATCTTTGAACACTGCGTAACCTTGAGAAGTTGACGTTGGAGCTGAAACATTTGTTTTTACCCCACTAGTAGAATTTAAATAAAACCTAGCTGAAGGTGGTAAATGTTTACTAGTAGTGTCCCTCATGTTAGAGTTAAAGAAAGTTACTTTTTCCCAAACTTTTGAAGTGTTAGTTATTCTAGGCCAAGTGTAAAGAGTATTATTATTAGGATCTTTTGCAAATATTTGTAAAAGTATTGAATCACCACCATTACTATCTTTAAGTCTAAAGTATGTATATAAAGGTATATTTTCTATACTAGCGTTACTAAAAACAACTTTACCATATGGTGATTGAACAGCCGGTGAAGAACAATATGCTAAAAGATCTTGTGTTCCATAAGTTTGTGTAGAACTATTATATGTCTCAACTTCAACTGATGTGGCTACACTTGTTGTTATAACGTCTGTAATAACAGTTTCCTCGTGTACTTCAATAGGTTGATAAGGAGAATATTTTAATATAGATATAGTATCTTCAGATTTATAGTAGTTACCACTATTTAAAGCTGTTTTCCAATTTATTTTTCTAGGTTGATTTCTATTGTCAGTCCAAAATAAATAATCTTCAGCAATATCTACCCCTAAAACTTTATTGTTTATTGAAAAATTTAAAAATAATCCTTCAACTAATATTTTTGCTTGCTCAGTTTTTGTATTGTATATATTAATAAAATGACTAGAATTAGCATAAGCATTAGTCTTTACGTAAGGTGTATTAGAAGGATTTATTGGATCTATAAAGTTAGTTATAAAAACTATTATATCATTACTTACAGTATTAAAATAAGATCCTATTATCTCAACCCCAACAGGTATATTATATCCAGATGGAAAGAAACTACTTATATTATAATTGCCTAAAACGTTTTCTAAAGCACCTACATTAGAATCATCAGATTTACTCACAGCTATATTAACAGCATTTCTGTATTGACCTCCTGACAATAATCTATCGTCAAGGTCTTTATTCATTTTAGATTCTACAAAAGTATGTTTTGCTTGTGGCATATTATATTATTTAATCCATTTAGATTTACCTCTCATAACTTGTATAATAGTATCTAATTTTAAGTTTTGAAGTCTTATTTTAGCGTTGCGTAAAGAGGCTCTTTTATCTTTTTTAAACCTAGCAACTACATATTCAGGCATATTTCTAGCAGTTGAAACCATAGCGTGAGCAATATGCATATACATAGCTTGCTCTGCCATCTTAGGTATTTTAGTGTCTTCATTGTATGCTAATCCATCTGATATGTATTCTAAAATCAATATACCTCCAGATAAATTACTACTAAAATGAAAACATCCATCCCTTTTACTTATAGTAAACCAACCATTGTCTTGAGACGTTACAGGATCTAAACCATATCTCTGTCCATAAGCTGTTTTCCACCAAGCGTTGTTGTAGATATTAGAAGCGGTGATATAGTCTTCACTAAATTCACCATTAAGATCACTGTTGTTGGCTTTTTTCCACCTTTCGTTTATTTTAGATTGTTCAGGTTGTAGATTATTCCCTTCACTACTTTGCGTGTAATCACCTTCTTTATCTTGAATTATAGGTTCTGTAGGATTAGTAGTTATACTATTAGCTGGATATATTGTTCTTTGAACCCCATTATTATCAACACACGATAATCTCGTGTAATTAATGTAGTCCTGTGGAATAGGTATTTTTAAAGAATGCTCAGGTATAACTACCTCTTGAGATTTTATACTTCTTAAAGTATCATAACTGAATTCTTGTAATCCTCTTTTAGCATGGAACATAATATCTGATCTTTTAGCACTAGGTATAAACTTGTCGTTTCCAACATAAGCTACTAAAAAGTTGTCTATTATATCAGATATAGATATATATTCATAACTACCTAAATTACTTTCTAATGCAGGTTTAATTAATTCTACAATTACATTACCTGAAACTAAAGCACTTGTTATAGTTATTTTATTTTGTACTACTGAGTAGTTTGATATAGGTATTTCTATATCATTATTTTTCACTCTATAATTTTTTATAGGAGAATCTTGTAAATCAACATTAAATGTACATGTAAAATCATTAGGTCCTGATCCACCAGCGGTTTGAAAAGACTGTTGTCCAGCATAATATTGTGCATTTGTTTCAGTTATTAGTCCCATTTAATTAACTTTTTTCGTTAGCGTTTTCTTGAGCTATTTGATTAGCTGCTGCTTGTATAATTTGTGGATCTCTTATAATTACACCCGCATACATTAAAATGTTTAATACTATATCTGTAAAGTTATTCATAGATATTTCAAACTGAGTAGAGTTAGTGTCATTGTATATATATTGACCTACATTGCCTTGTGTAAAGCCCCAGTTTGGAGCCGTAGGAAATCTTATGTAACTTACGTCTACTTGGTCTAAAGGAATTGTGTTTGGGTAAACGTTTATAATAACTGATGAACCGTTATTTAATATACTAAAAACTGGAAACTCTTCAGAAGGTTTAGTAAGCTTAGATTTATTTATTAAGTTTAACTCATGTTGAGTAACTTGTTGTATTTCTCTTTCTACGTTTTTATAATTAGTTAATAAAGAACCTAGTCTATAAACTGTAGAAGAATACGAATTATTTACTATGTTTAATGTATTTACTGTCTGAAAATAACTTATATTTTCTTCATAAAGTTTTTCTCTATTAGCGTATTCACTATCGTTTTCAGGCATACGTAGAGCTTGGTTTAAATCTTCAAAGTTTTTTTCAAAGATTTCTAACTGAACTTGCCTAGCTATATTGTTAAACTCAGATGGAGTCATATATCCTCTTTGTTCTTTATTCAATATTGATAAAACAGTTTTGTATATTATGTCTACGTTATTTACCATTTATTATTGTTTTAAAAAAGGCGGCGCATGGCCGCCTTATTTATTATCACTTGTTATTTTAGTTTTTTCTCTATGTTTTTAAAAACTTCTAATCCTTCATCTGTTTTAAACCAAGCGGCTAAAGCTGAATAAGGATGCTCATCAAAAGGTACGTTGAATAATTTTCTATTATTACTACCCCATGAGAATGTTCTATTATCACCAGAAAGATTTAATATACCTTGCTCAACAGCTATTATACCTAAGTTTCTCAATTGGACATGATCATCTGTTGCTAATTCTACAAAAAGCGAAGGTTTTCTTTTAGCTAACAACAACGCATCTCTTTTTATTTCTCTTGTACTCATGTTACTTACACTAGATCCTATTTCAACTCTCATTATAGATTCTAAGTGATCTATATCTAATGACATTGCTAAATTAAGTGCTTCAACTTCCATTTCTATATACTCTAATTCATTACTAGCAACTTCAACATTGTCGTGTTCATAAAATATTTTATTCATTTGAGGGTGTAGTGATAGAAACTGTTGTAATATAGGTTTATCTTTTTTAACTATCAAAACTCCTTTTTCAAAAAATAAATGAGACAAAGTAACAGGTCCTTTTTGTTCATCAACAAATGGAGATTTTTGATTGGTAGCGTATCTAAGTTCTCTATTGTAACCTTTTGACTCGTCAAACCACAATAGTGGATATCTACTAGTGTGTTTAACAGGTAGAGTATAAGTTAATGGTTCATAGTTTCCAGACAGTATATAAGTTCTATCTTTTAACTCCCAGTTTTTAAAAATATTTTCTTCTTTAATTTCTTTTGTTTTTGTTTTTGTTTTTGTTTCCATAATATAATATAATATAATATAATAATTGTTTTTTTTTATTGAGGAAAAGGTTGTATAACTTGAACAAGTTGACCACTTTCTCCAAATCTAGCAAATTTTAATTCATTAAGAGAATTAGGCTCTGCCATCGATTTCATCACAGCTTCACAAACCGTTCCTTTAAATTGCTCTCTAGTCCCAAGGTATTTTAATCCTTGAACCCTAGTTCTTGTCAAATATCTAACAACTTGATCGTTTACAGCATATTGTGTTGACAATTGCTTGTAGTATATATCTACTACAGGCTCACTGTCAGGATTTTCTCCAGTAGCATCAACTATACATATAATATCATCTACGGGTATTGAGTATTCTTGATTGTTTAGTTTATTTTCAGGAACTATTAAATAATTTGACATATTTATTTTTTTATGCTGGTGGAGTCCAAATATAACCAATCTGGCTGTCTACATGATGAATATATGCTTTATTAGGCATGATAGATTTAACAGTGGGTAATAATTCAAATAATGGTTGAGAGTTTGGTGCTGAACTAGATCTTTTTATTAATGCATTTAACCTATCTAACTCTATAGACATGTTTGTTTCGCCAGATCCTTCTTCAACATCCTTATACATCAATCTAGAAGCAATATAATTATTATTGGTATTATTACCAGATTTTTTATATATAAAATCAAAACCATAGTCAAACTCACCGTCACCTTTACTTATAATTGCTACATCTAATTTAAACAAATCGCTAACATTAACGAAAGTATATTTAGGTTCTATCAATGTTGGACCGCTACCATATAAAGGAAATTTAATAATATTTGGCATATTTTTTATTTAAAAAAAGACCCCGCCAAAGCGGGATCTTATTATTGTTTAATCTTAAGCTATTTCATACTTAATTGGAGCGGCACTAGTAACATCCGAAGTTGTTCCAGTGTAATTCGGCTCGTTAAGAATAGCATCAAAGTCTACTTCAACAACCAAACCTTCAGCTTGAGCAGCAGCCACAATTGCAGCATTAACTGCATTTTGCATTATTGCTGCAGCTCCTGTAGTAGCAGCAACACCTGTAGCAGGTCCTACTATCGCTTTGTTTGCAAGTAAGTCTGCAGTTGATTCAGCTAATACTGTTCCTTGTACTATTAGTACATATGGAGCGGTACCATTAGCAGGGTCTCCTCCAGTCGCAGTACTTGCACCACCTTCTTCACCTTCAACGTATACAATATTGTCAGCTGGTATTAAATCAAAAGCACCACCTGCTTTTTTTAGTTTTATATAACTCATTTTTCTTATTTTTAAATGTTAATAATTAATTAAGCTCCTTTAAATAACACGAAGTTATTAGCTGCTTGTGTAACTAAACATCTTTCAGATAAGAAGTGTACTTGCATAGCATCTAATCCAGAAGTATAAGCACCACCCACAGATCCAGTGATCCATGATTTGTATCTTCTATCTTCAGTTTCAGAAGCTCTGTATCTTACATGTAAGAATGGTCTTCTAATATTTACACCCATCATTTGGTCATAAACAGTTGTTGTACCAGCAGGAATCATTACACCGTCGATAGCGTGAGATAAGCCTCTAGTAGAAGCATCGTTTAGATATTTCCAATCAGTTTTGTAGAAGTCATAAGAACCTCTTCTAAATCCAGAAAATCCAAAGTTTAACGCCATTTCAGCTTCGTTATCGAATAAACCATAAGAAGCAGAAGCAGTAGAAGCAAAACCTCCACCAGCTTGAGCAGCTATCATATCGTCAAAATCAAGAGCCGTAGATCTAGATAAAAATAACATGTTTTCTTCAATAGCTCCTTGCTTGTCTAATTGTTGTAGTATAGTGTCAAAATCACCTAATGCACCAGCTCCAGGAGCAGCAGCACCAGCAAAGCCAGAATATACATTACCTCTTTTTTCTATAGCTTGAAACAAACCTTCTGATCCATTAACTTTAATCTGAGAAGCAGCAGTAACATCAGCACCACCATAATTAAAATCGTGCTCAGCTTTTTCAGCTTCAATCATAGACATTTCTAGGTAATCATCAAATCTTAATCTTGTTTCAGATTCAGACTTTAAATACCAAAGATATCCAGATGTTCCGTCCTCAGTAGCAACTTCAACCCAACCAATTTGTGCAGTATCAGAACCATTAATCTCAAAGTGATCTTTAAGAATCATTGGATTGTTACTGTATTGAGTAAAGTTTGGCTGAATAGCACCTTTCATAGAATCAGTACCTTTTCCAAAGTCAGATCCATATACAAACAAGCTACATGGTCCAGCAGCTAAAGCTGGTTTTACAGTTTTGCTATCGTAAGGAACAACATCAAATTGATTGTCATTACCCGCGTATGTAGCTGCATCATAATTAGAAGCAACAACTAACATTTTTTGAGTTATCAAACCACTAGCATTATCAGAAACAAGAATAGTTTGTCCTGTTCTAATAGCTGGAAAAGTTGCGTCAGTATTAGCCATATTAACAGTAACTCTACTAGCTTCACTAGCTGTACCGCCGTCTTGAGTGATACCAGTTACATTGTTATATGCTACATGTAATCTATTTTGTTCAGACCAAATTACTTGATCAGATGTCATTGGCATTTCAGCGCCAACCATTCTTAAAAATCCTGATAACGTTCTGTTACCGTATCTTTCTACTTCCTGCTCATAAAGCTCAGGTAAATATTGCTGAGCAAAATCATTACCATTACCAGTAAAATCTAAATAGTTAGATTCTAAAGCTAGTTTTTTCTGAGAAGGAACTATTGATGCTGGAAATGCTCCAGCAGGAGAGTTATTTACAAATCCCATTTTTTATAGTTTTAATTGTTTAATTTTCTTTTTATTTTTAATTTAGAACTATCAACACCGCTTATTGCTTTTACTTTTAATCCATTAATAAACACATCATTTCCACCCGTAGGTCTTGGTGATTTATCTATATTTTTAGATTTAGCTATTAAATTTTTAGTACCATCAGCAACGCCTTGGTCGTAAAAATGTTTAGCTATAGTATCGACATTACTAGCGGCGTATAAAGCTTTATGATAGTCTTTAAGATTACTAATTTGACCCTTCTCATCAAGAAACTTTCTTAAAAAATTGTTCAAATCGCCTTGTTCACTACCTAAGTTTTCCACATTAGAAACCCCATATTTAAACTTTTTATCACCTAAATCAAAATCAAAACCTTTGAATTCTTCTTTATTAAAATGATCGTTAGTTCTTTTTCTAAAGTTTTCTGCTTTTTTCTTATTTAACTCTTGTTCTTTATTGTATCTATTGAAAAACTCTACAGCTTTTGACATTTCTGGATTTTCATTACGTTTTTTCAACTTGATTTCATCGTAATATTTATCCTTTACTTCTTGTAAAAAGCTTTTAGCTTTTGCAATTTCTTCTTTACGAGCTAACTGTTTTTTCTTTATAGTTCTCTCGTCTTCCACCTCATCATCAAAATAAAAATTATCCTCCAATACGAAGTTAATTTCCTCTTCATCTAAGTGTGGTTTAGTATTTTTATAATATTCTTTTAATAAAACCTCATCACTAACATTAGAATAATCAGCATTTAATCTAACATAATCTTCTAAGCTACCACCAGTTTCTTTCATGAAACTAACTAATTTGTTTACATTTTCTGGTAGTTCTTGCTTTGGTTCAGTTTTTAATATTTCTTTCTCTTTATAATCTGTTTCTTCAATCTCACTTATAGGAGACTTTACTTCTTCTTGTTTAATATCATTTTTATCGGACTCGACCCGTACTTGTTCGTCCACTTTCTCGCTATCTTTGGGTGATTCGCCCACAGGTACTTCTTTTGTTTCTCCGATTTGAATGGCATCTTTTTCTTCTTTAATTTCTTCTTTTTCTTCTTTTTTAGAAAGATCTATCTTAGTAGTCTCTTCTTTTGCTGTCAATTTTCTAGGTCTTCCCGGTTTTTTCTTAACTTTTAACCCTTCAACTTTTTCATCAACAACTGGTGTTTCTTTTTCTTTCATAATATAAAATATAATAATTAACTATTACCCATCATAGACTGAACAAGTTGCATTGGATCATTCTCACTTGCTTCAAAATCTATAGGCATTTCTTTGTTTTGTCTTTGACCTATCATAGCTGATTGTTGAGTTCCAACTATTTTAGCTCTTTTATCTTTTCTATCTTCTATTTCAGCTTCTCTTGCCGCTTCTCTTTGAACTGCTTGTTGTTCTTTTTTAAGCATAGCATTTACTTTCATTTGCTCTAACTGCATATCGTAGTTGAACTGTTGCTCAGCTAACTGTCTTTTTATAGTTGCCTCTGCTTGAAGTTTTTCTATTGCAAATTGAGATTTACCTTTTTCTATTTGTAACTCTGTATTAGCTGTTGCTTCTTGCTTTTGAACTTCCGCCATAGCAGCTCTTTCAGAAGCTTCTGCATTAGCATCTGCTTGAGCTTTTATCATTCTTTCTTGATTAGCTTGATCTTCAGCTGCTTTCTTTTTTCTTCTTACTTTCAGTAGTTGATTAGCTAATTTTAAATTATTTATTTGCCTAATATCTATAGCATCTTCTAATGTTATGCTTTGTTTTTGAAGAGCCATTTGAATATTTTGCTCTAACATTGCTTTTTCTTCTTCATCTGGTACTAAATCTAAATATATACCAAAATCATATAAGTGAAGATTAAATATATCCTCTAATGTACCAACATTATAAGAGCTAATACTAGATTTTAAAGCTTCATTAGTTAATTCAAACTCTAATGCATCAGCTATTCTACAACATATGTTTTCACAGGTTTTTATAGTTAAGTATAATCCAGCTTGTAATATATGTTTAGTTGCTGTATTTGAGTTAGCAGCAGCTAGCTTTTGTAAACCTACTAATGAATCTGAATTTGGTTGACTACCATCTCTAGCTTCATTAAGACCTGTTACATCTCTTATTAATTGAAGATAATATTGATATGTTTGAATTAGTGATTGTATTTTTTGCTGACCACTAGATGTAGCTAATTCTTGTATAGGAACTTTACCATGGTTTAAATCACCATCTTGAGTCATAGATCTTCCAACTATACTACCAGTTTGAAAGTACATGTTTAAAGCTTCTTGAGGATTGTAACTTGTACCATTTCCTAAATCAACCTCTGCTAAACCATCTACATCTACAAAAACACCATCAGGTACTATTCTTGCCAATACTTGTTGTAGTTTTAAATGAGTTAACTGTATCATGTCTGCAAAACCTGTTATCCTACTAACTAATGATTCTATTCTTCCATGATACATTTTTGGAGCACATATATTATAGTTCATATTTACTTTAGTTAAATTTGAACTAGGTCTTGTCATGTTTTTTGCTACTCTCCATTCAAGCATTTCGTCATGACCTAATATTTTAGCTCCATGATAAAGAACCTCGATAGATCTTGAAACTCTTTCAAAATTGTCATTTTCTGGGGGATTAAAAGTATCAGGTTTTTCTAAGGCTTTTTCCAAGCCTGTTGCAGTTTGCTTTATTTTAAATACTTGATCAGAATATGTTTTATATTCAAAATACAATACATAAACAGTGTTACCATCATTTCTAGAATTCCAGTTTTGTATTAAATTATTATTACCTGGAAACTTTTGTATCTTCTGCAGTTGTTCATCTGTTAAGTAAGGAAATTCTTTTTTAAGTTCAGCTATTGTTATAGCTTTAACTTCTCCAACATACCATAAATCTTGAAAGTTAGGATCTTCTGTGTACGAATAAACTAGTTTTGCTGGATCTACATATTCAACAGTTACACCGTTTGATTTATTGAAACTTGTTTTAACAGCTCCTATGCCTAATATTGTTAAATCCTCATTTATTCTACGTCTAATTAAATCATATTTATTAAATTCTAAAACATTATTTATAGCTTCTTCTTCAGCTATTTCAACAGATTGTTTATAATCAAGCTGCATGTGTAAATTTAATTCTTCTTGATTTTGAGGAAGATCTTCAGGATTTTCAGTTGAATAAAGATCTATATTTAAACTACTTTTTATTTGACCTATGAAAGAATCAGCCTGCATATCTCTTAAGATATTCTCAGCATATTTAGTTCTCTTTTTAAGAGAAGAAGGATCTTGAGCGTATGCTTTTATGTCATACATTCTATCTGACATGCCATTAACAACTATATCTACGAACTTAGGTATTATTGGAATTGGTTTCCAGTCTAAATTTAAATATGACAAATCACCATTTATAGAAAGCTCATCTTTATATTTCTGTATAGGTTGTTCTCCTCTTGCGTACAGTCTTAATGTTCTAAAATTGTTAAAATTAAAATTATATCTATTAGTTACACCTGCTCTATTACCACTAAACCAATCGTTTTCTATAGCTCTACCTACATCTCTTCCATAATCTAAACTTGCTTTTACTTCGTCAGAAACAACTTGGTCAGGGAAAGTGCTAAAATTACTTGTATTAATTGCCATTTATCTTATTATTTGTGAAAACGATCCATCGTTATTAAATTTTTTTATACCTAAGCTAACACTTTTAACTGTTCTTTCTGCTATTGGTCTGTATTTATTCCTATTGCAAGCCATAATGGCTAGTCCAGAACTGATAGAAGCATCATGCTTCGTTCTATTGTTTATATCAAATGTAGACCAATCTTCTAATGTTAACTGATGATACATATCGCCGTATTCCTCATCTACTTTACCTACGTGATTTTCTATGTAACTTTCTATAGCTGCAGCGTGTGCTTGTTTAATATCTTCACTTGAATTAGGTATACCACCTATTTCTTTTTCTGTTGTAGATAATTTATTCCAAACTTTATCAGGTCTATTAATAGAAAAAGCTCTATATCCTCTTCTTTTAAAATAATATAGTAATCTAGGTTTATTATTTTCAGCTAATATAGGCATACCATAAAAAACACAAGCCATTAAAACATCTTCAAAAAACATGTCAGCTGTTTGCGGTCTAGCTATATATTCTAAAAAAAAATGGTTTGGTGGTGCTAGTTCCATCGAAAATTTAGTTAATCCATGAAGCGATCCTTTAGAGCCCCGACCATCAACAGTACCACTAATATCATAAGAATCGCAACCAAATGCTCCAACGTGTTCGTTACCAGGATATTTCCTACCATCTTTAAGTATTACATTGTTTTGTAAATTTTTATCTGGAAACCAACTTATTTTAAACCTACCTTTAGGATTAGGATTAAATAAAACTCTAGTATCTTTAATTCCCTGCTCCCATTGTAAATTACCACACGTTATATTTTTACTATTATTTACACCCTCGTTGTAATCTATTTGCTCGTATATTTTCGTTAAATTAAACAAACTAGATTTAGCCTCATCTCTAAATGCATGTTTTTCAGTTCTAGGAAATTGTCTATAAAATTCGTTTAAACCGTCCTGATCATCTTTTAATCCTTCAACTTCGTTTTCCCAATGTTCGACGACTCCAATGTCAATTGGAATACCATCTGCTCCTTTAATTTTATCTTTTGGCGTAGTGAATACAGGTAATCCAAAAGTATCCATGTATCCTTCGTAGTTCCATTCCATAGGGATGAAAAGAGAGTACAATCCAGAAGATGTTTGTCCGTTTCTATTTCTTTTTGTAACGTCTGAAGCGTAGTATAATTTTTTAAAGTTTTTTCCACCTTTATCTAATGCGTTTGAAGTAGAGCCCATCATACACTTACCCACGATTCTACGTCCTAGTCTTAATGTAGTTTTTGTAACTCTCCAGTTATTTAATATATTATCAGGTCTTTCCCACTTACCACTTTCATCGTGAGCTAGTATTTTAAGTTTTTCACCATCATAAGAGTTGTCTCCTGTGTTTTTCCAGTCAATGGTTGTATCAAGACCTTGTAATTCTTTTAATTGCTCATTAGATTCTAGTTTACGTCTAGTAAGCTTTGAAGCTGGGACTCTATATGCCAGTTCGGTCTTAGGACGATCCATACCATCTTGGATCGGTTTGAAGAAAAACGGATAGTTAACGGATATC